CAGTGCCACCGGGTTGGGCATACTGTTGAGCTTGCTGTCCTTGCGTAGCACCTTGCGTAGCGCCTTGCATTGGGGCGGCAAGAGGTTGTCCTTGCGTTTGCATTCCACTTCCTGCGCCGCCACCGCTTCCACCACCTCCACCACCTCCGCCAGCACTGCCTTGGCCTTGCGGGTTTTGAAATGAATATGACGTATTGGGGGGAGGTAGCGCCCTAGGGTCGTAGTCTCCTGTGCGACCACCGGTAATGGCACTTATGTTAGCGTTCTCCGCTGCTGTCCGTGCCGCTAAAGAGTTAGTTGCCACGCCATCAAATAATGGGTCAGCCGGAATGGCCGATAACCCCTCACTTCCACCAGCACCCATAGCTCGCGCTTCGGCTAATGCCCCACTTAAGTCGCCCTGTGAGCGATATGCGTCAGTAGCTCTTCCGCCAAGACGCTCCACGTCCGCGATGTCCGCTTCTCTGGCTCGTTGCTGACTGCCCCTGCCTATGTCTTCCGCTAGGGCGGATAAACCTCTGAACTCTCCTGACTCGTCAAAACCCGCTTGGCGACCGACGTCTTGCAGAGAGTACTCGCCCATTGGCAAGTCGCGACCTTCTGCTTTGCCGTTGGCTTCATAATGATCCCGCCCGTATTCCTCAATCGTTCGCTGGTCGCCAGCTTGTCTCTTGGCGTTAAAGTCATCTTGGAGGTCAGTATTATCTTTGACGTATTGAGCGTAGTCCTCGCTTTGGGTTTGCTCCTGTACCGCGCGGCTATCGCCCACGAGGTCTACCATGCCGTCACCAGCGCGAGCGGTTTCACCTTCGCCGAGGAGCTTCCGTCCTTCGCTGTCATAACCGGCTTGACCGGCTTTGCCGGGATTGGCGGGGATGTTTGGGTTGGTGAAAGTGAAGCTTAATTCTGCTTCCGCCTCCGGTTCTTCGCTTGCCCCTAACTCAGATTGAAGTTCAGTGAATTTAGCCGAAATATTCTTTAAGTTTGCCGCGCTTGCCTCTTCCGGACGGCTATGCTTTTGTTTTGAACCAACGTATTCGGGGGGTACGGTAGTTAATCCGCCGGTCTGCGTGTCTATAATTGCGTAATTAGCGCCGATATCATTCGGCCCATACCACTTCGCTGAACCGCTCGCTATCTCACCAGACGGGCTAGTCATTATTATCTGATAGCGACCTCCGGAAGAACTCAATGCCTCTCCGGCGTCATCTTTCATTACTTCACTGCCGGCAATGCCCCACTTCTTTGTCTTCGGGTCTTGCGTGGTCTTTTGCTCGCTACCCAGCAGCGTCTGGCGCATGACGTCGGTGTCAAGTTGGGCGGTCTGTTTGCGGATTGGCCCTTCCACTCCCGTAAGAATGTCACCAAGGTTGCCACCTTCAAATCCGGCTTCCTTGTAAATGTCTGCGTAATCGCCCTGACCAAGCAATTGCTGCATCTGAGCCTTCATCGCATCTGCCATCCCTTCACCGTATGTCGGTTGCGCCGGATAATTGTAATTTGGACTACCTCCCATGACTTATTTCCTCCTAAGAACTGTGTTAAAATCAAACCAATTTACGGCGCGGTCTTTACTAATCCTTGACCAACCTACTTTCGGCAGCGGATAAGGTATCCGCCCTATGAACTCTGAAACTGCGTCTACGCCTACTGCGAAGCGGACATACCATGCATCGGGCGCTACCGCTCCCCATTGCTCGTCAGGGTTGCCGCCGTCCGTTCTTACCGCTTTGCCAAACATTAGGCTGTGAGGCGTGACGAAGACGTACCCTCCGAGCGTGGAGTAAGCGGCGATGTCTTTCATCAGATCGTCACCCGTCTTAGCGTAAAAAGCCAATGCCTCTTCAAATGGTTTCACGTGCTTATCGTAGCCCCCAGCGCTACCACTTTCCATGCACTTCCGTTTGAGCAAGCTACCGTAGCCGCTCCGCTGTTGCCGTCTGTCACGTAAATTACTTGTCCCGCAGGTGAGGCGGATGGCACGCCGCTCACAGCATAGGATGGTAAAGTCATTATAGTGCCACTTATCGTGCCACCCGTGATGGCTACCGCATTACTCGCTTGAGTGGCGATTGTGCCTAGTCCCATGTTTGTACGAGCCGCGCTTGCGGATGTGGCGTTTGTGCCACCGCTGGCTATGGCTATGGGAGTTGCTACGGTTACGCCGGGTTCGCCTAGCTCGTTTAACGCTGCGGCAGTTACCTCAACGCCGGTGGCGAAAGTATATCCCCTCGTAACGCTTGCGGTGATAGCCACTATGCTACCTCCCTTCGGGCGTTAAGTCCCTGCCCCACTGCTTCTAGCTGAACGTGACGAAATTTTGGTCTACCCGCTGTAACGTCCAGTTCAATGTTTGCCGAACCGCCGCGCTTTCTCGCCCCGCTGAAACGCAGTAAGGCTTCTTCCGTACTGCCACCCGTGTAGCTGAGTACGGTGTCGCTGGCATCGGGATCGGTGGTGTTGAGCTTGATGGTAAATTCGTCCGAAGCCACGAAGCTCACGCCCAATTGACCACGCTTGAAACTTTTTATGCCTTGCTCACCGAATAAGTAATCTCTCGTCTTCAGCTTGGCGGCGATTGCGGTGGTGGTGGTCGGAGAAGTGCTGCCGATTTTGCGATCACTATCGTCCGTAGAATTTTCATTCATCAAGTACCAACCCGTGTCGTTACATGCAAAGAGCCTACGGCGCGTAGGATTGCTTCCGTGGGAGCATACTACCCAATCGTCCACGTGGAACGCCAGACTGCCGCTCATGGCTGGGTAGCTATCTACGCTAGTCCATTGTGAGGTGAGTAAGTCAAAGACAAATATCTCATTTGCCACCGCGCTACTCAGGGTGGGGCAAGCTAGGAAATATTTATTATCAAATACTACGCCGCACGCCTTGTCAGCCGCCGCATAATTCACCTCCGAAAATTGGTCTTGGATTGGGGCAGTCATAGGTACGGTCTCACCCTGTACTTTACTGATAGCCACTCCCAATCCTTTTGCGGGGTCAGTGCCTGGACTGAGGACTATTACGCCGCTGTCGGATAGGAAGAATGTTTGTGGCCCTGATTGGGCTATGCTCTTTCTAGCTACGCAACCGTGTTGGCGGGTGATCTCGTAAACGTTAGCGGCTGAAGTGGTAGCCACGTTATTTATTAAATGAATGCTATTGCGAAAAAATACTATCAACTGATCTTCCTGGTACGGTATGTATCCCACGAGGAAATCTGCACTGCCCTTGTTTATTCTGAATTGTGAGTCGGCTGCAGTAAAGTTGTTACTGTCCAACAAGTCACTCATCAGCACGGTGTAATTTGAGTCCGTTGGCTGGGGGATGATTAGCCGATTTCGGAAGCTGATTCCGTAGTCGGTATTCGGGCAAGCTATGCCACCACCACTAGCGCTGGCAGTCTTTACCACGAAGTCCGTAGGCGAGCTATGGTTACCGTCCCATTCAAGCGGTCTCTTGGAAACTCCGCGAAATAGTATTAGCTTCTCAAAGTTCTGTACGAAGGACGCTCCATCCGCTGTGGCTACCACCTCACTGCCGGGGTAGTCTATGTTGATGCCGCTCGCATTGTCATCGTTGTAAAGGATTACTTTGTCTTTGGTGGCCGCTGCAAGGAACTCCTCGCCCGTTACGGGGTCAGAGAAGAGCGTGGTAGCGAATACCATCTCATTCGTGCCATTGTAACTGAGGGTCACTCCACCGGCCAAGAAGTCTATCCCCTTGCGGACGGTTGCCGTATCCCCTTCTAGCATCATATTCCTACTGTCGGCTACCATACCGGGCGGCAATGAGGTAGGCTCTAAGTACGAGTTTATGCCAACGAATCCAACGTCACCTTCGGTAATTGCAGGTGTGTCAAGTTGACCATATGATGTGTACCGAGGCATTACTTTTTAAGTATCTGGTAGATGCGAATGCAAACGAATACGCAGGTTAAGAATGCGGCGCACAGTGATGCTAGGTGACTCCATTGAGCCAACCCCATGCTAGTGGCAAGTCCTCCTATGCCACCCCAAATAGTTCTGTCCGCTAGAAGCTCCACGTCTTCGTTAGCTCCATGCTTGAGCACCCCGTGAATAATTCCACGACTGCGATCACTACTATAATAGCCGCGAAGCCAGCTAGGATTTTCCCACGCTTGCTCAGACCGTTATAAATTTCAATCAGTTTTTGCATTTTTCGTTTCCTCGCAAATCTTGTCAATCTTCTTGGCGTTTGAACGGGTGATGAAGAGCGGGATACTCATGATGCCCAGCACTACTAGTGCGGCGTATTTTAGGGTAGTCCAAATGCCGCTTGTGACTTCATTTATCTTGCCTTCCTGTCCTCGCATTTGGGCGGCTACTATGCCTTGAACGTCGCCGGTTGTAATTGCTGTCACGAGTTGCTTGTTCTCGTCTTCTAAAGTCCATAATTCCGCACCAGCGTATGCTACCCCCGCTCCGAGTCCCGCGCCGACCGGGCCACCTATACTGCCTATCGCCGCACCTGTGACCGTTGCCGCTGGCGTGTAGAACGATTTCATGGAGCAGCCTGTGAGCATGGTAAGCATGGTGAGCATTAGTATGGCGAGAAGCCTCATTCGGGCAGGGGGGGATTCCACGCAGAGGTGGAAAGAATCTCACGAATTTCGGTATGCGTATATGTGGTCTTTCCGTACAAAAAGCGAGGTTTAGCCCCATCGTACTTTACTACGGTTTCCGTCAATGCGACATTGTACCGGAGCGTGTCGGAAGAATCCTCCATGATTTCCGAGAACACTATGTCCTCCACTTCGTCTGCTGGTAATATTGCGTATTTTATACTCATGGTACGTCCGTGCTATAGACTGCGTTGATAAGCGTCATGTCCGTAGTTCCTCCTTTCGCTGAACCCATGTCGTACACGGTGGAAGCTGAATCACTCGTTCCACCCACACTCGCTCCATCCCCCATCCGATACCAATTGCGGGGTGCAAGGGTGCTGAGACTGCTGGGAGTGCCGCCACCCCAGATGCCCGAAATAGCGGTGGCATCAAGTGCCGACGTGAAGATTGCCATTTCGTCTAGCAGGATGTTTCCGTAATAGCTAGAGCTGGTGTATCTAGCCACAAAAACAGTCTGTGCAGCACCGCCAGTACCGAAGGCATACGTCGCGGCAACTGGCGATCTCACATATGTTCCCACCGAATTGCCATCCACGTAATATGTGAAAGTGGAACTCCCTGATGGAACGTTCGCTTGCTTTACCATAGCCAAGTGAAACCAAGTATCTTCCGCAGCACCACTCAGCACTTCTTTTATTCCGAACGCAAAGTTACTGTATGTTCTAGTTTCAAAAGTAGCTTTACCGCCGGGAAACAAAGACAGACAGCTGGCTAGTGTAGTGCAAAGTGCAAAATCAAGGGAGGAAGCTGGAAAGGCATTTACGTTCAGCCACATAGATAAAGTGTAATCAGCGTCAGAAGCGATCCATCCCGGCGAGACGGTCGCATAATCGTCTACCCCATCAAAGGTGACTGATTTTGTGTTCGCAAACGGTGTGCCACCCGGCGCGCCGCTGCTAGTCGCGGATTTTCCGCCGCCAAGTCCCAGACCTAGCGATATGGCTGAGTGACTCACGCTTAGATGTTGTAGGCGATTACGGCTCCGGAAGTCAGGTCAATGCTGGTATAATTTCCGTAGAGCACTGTTCCAGCAGATAACGTGATGCCACCAGATACAGGCTGACACGCATTGTCTAACCCAGAAATATTACTAGATTGAGTTTGGATAATTGCATCCTCCACTATTTGAATGGCAAACCAATTACCAGTGTGAACATTGGTATCTTTGATGAAATTTCCGCCATTTAGCCCAAGTCCTCTATATTCGCTTACTGATCCTGCCATGATGTTTCTATGGTTGTGCGGCGGTTGTGCCGTAGGTGTTAATTAGTAGTGGAGCGGTCTGGCGCTGTTGGCGCTCAAGTTGGTCAAACTCCGTCTGTAAAATTGCTTCGGCTTGCGCCCAAATTGATTGAGCCATCGTCCCCTGCCCGTCTGCTTGTAGCCAATCGCCATAACTGCCCATCGTGGCGTACTCGCCAAAGATGTATGGGAAGACCGAGCTTCCACTGGCGTATCCCGGCCACGGTGTGCGGTAATGTACCCAGACGGGTGCTGTGCTACTGCGGTTCTCTAAAATTGCCAACCCGTATTCAGTTGCCCCTGACTCCGCATCTATGCGGTATGCCAAGTCTGTCGGTTGGGTACTGCCGTATGGGTCAACGTCTGTGATCCTGTAGATGAGATCCATCGTCTGACCCATGTCAATTAGGCTGATAATGTTTGCGGTTGCGACTGCTCCGCTTCCACCTCCCCCACTGAAGGTCACTGCGGGTGCTGACACGTATGCCGTGCCTCCCGCCGTCACCGCTATTCCATTTACCTCGCCATCGCTGTTTATGGTGCTTGTGGCGGTTGCCGCTCCTGCGACTGCTACCGTAGGGGCTGATGAGTAACTACTGCCACCATCGCCTACGTCTATGCTTCGTACCCGTATGTCAGGCACTACTTGCTTTAGTACGCTGGTGAAGGGCCACGCAGTACGCTCCCATGCCAACTTGCCGAAGCGGTTGAGGCTAGTGACTACTGCCGCAGCTTCGGTCGTTATGAAGGCATCTACACCCGCTAACGCCGCTACGTTTCCGGATAGGAAAGATACCGCAGATACTCTCACTTATTACCTTGGGCTTTGTGACATGGATTGTCTCTGACCCATTCCTTGATAAATTGCTTATCCCCCCAACAGCCTCTCTCCTGCTGATGCCAACGGAAGTATTCTCTGGCGGGGATGGTCGCCTTCAGTTGTCCAAGTCCGTCTGACCTGGCAGAACCCATATCGCGGTTCTCTTTACGCACCAATGCATCTCGCATGGCGGCTTCAGACTTCTCAAGGTCAACTTCATATTTCAAGTACTTCTCCATGTTCTTCATGAAGCTTGAACCGTTACCCTCTTTCCACTTCGGGATGAATACTTCTGACATTGTGGTTA